TGTCCCGTTCGTCTAGAGGCCTAGGACACCGGGTTTTCATCCCGGCAACAGGGGTTCGACTCCCCTACGGGATGCCAACATTATGAAAGAAGTAGTAAACTTTTTGACTGAGCTGATCCGATGGATTGCAAGTATTGTAATCCTAGGTATGCTTATACTGTGGTACGAGGGCGCTTTCACACAAGGATGCTTACAGCTTTTATGGAAAATGTCCTAATGTTACATTTGTGTGACATTTGTGTAACAATTGTGTAACAATGTTAAAAAACGGTGTACATTTGCTTAAAAGTAGTATACTATAGACATATAAATTAATTAATACATAAGGAGTAAAAATGAGTGATTATTATAACAACGACGAAATAATGAGTTCAGTGGATGACGTCTTAAAAAAATTATCCGAAATCGAAAATAAGCTTGACAAGCTACAATTACAATTAGATGATATGGAGGCAAATAAATAATGGATGTTATGAATAGAATAAACGTTAATGATATACCTGAAAGACTACAAAATGGTTTTATTGGTAGAAGAGTAGATGGTTCGTCTGTTATGTATCTCGATTTAGGAGATGTAGTAGCAAGTAGATCTAATCAAAGACTATTTGAATTAATGATTGATGGAGATAGCTCAAGCTCATGGGATCAATTTTGTGATGCTATTTGTAGAATGGATAGCGACCTAGATCCTAGAGGTAGAGTTCATATTGATTATTTAGTAATTGATGGTGTACCGAGGGCATTTCACTAATGAAAGTATCTGAAAGAAGTAACGCATACGTAATGACTGCATACACTGCTTCAGCCAGTGATATGCTTGAAATAGAAAATATAAGAAACGCTGTTAAAGTAATTAATAAAGGAAATAAACAAGCTGAAAAAAGACGAATATATGGCGGCGCATCTTTCCCAAGATATCGTGTTTCAATCAAAGGTAGATATGGAAGAAACAATCCAAACTATAATCGCCATTTAGCTAAAATTGGTAGTGTTCCAATCGAACACGCTGAAAGAGTAGATGTATATATTCACAGGAGGTATAGGTAATGACTACAAGTATTGATGAATTTAAAGAATTATTATTAAAAGAAAAAGAAAAGTATCAGGCTGAAAAAGAATTTAAGGAAGCCGTAAAGAAAGTATATAGTAAACCAAAGAACTATTATAATAGATTATCAGCATCTGTAAAAAAGAGTGCTCACCTCAATTCAGGTGGATTGGATTTACATAAAGATGAGAATAGACACTACACTAAAGAAAATACTCAAAGGTGGTTAGAAAGTACTTCATACTTTGAGAACTATACAGCAATGAAGGAGCAAGACGAATGGAACTAATTATGGCAACCGCCGCAGTTGCTCTTATTGCAGTTTATATTATGTGGGATGAATCATGAGACTATTAATAGAAAATTATGGTGACATAAAAATATTTAAAGATAAATCACTATTTGGATTACCAAGATTTATCATAGAAGAAATAGATGGATATACAAGAATATTTTCAGGAATATGGTATAAGCAAAAAGATATTATTACAATAGTAGAGAAACAATTAAATGAGCAAGAAGGAAGACATTAGAACTTTACAGCAACAAGCTTGGAAAAGAGCATTAGAAAAAACCAAGCCAAATGCGGGAACGCCGCATGACTGGGAAGATTACGAAAAGGCAAAGAAGGAGAAAAAAGATGGGTGAACACAGAGAAGTTGTGATCAGACAAGCTAAGTTATTATTAGCTGAAGAATGGGCGAAAGGAGTAAAATCATTACATTCTTTCGATACACGTAAATGTATGATGGCGTATGATACGCATACTGAAGATGGTAGTGTTATAGATACTGAATATAACGATGGACGTATCGAAAGAAAGCAAGATGGTAAACTGCTAAGAACGTTTGGTGAAAATCAACTATATGGAGATGAGTTAATATCACAATGGGAAAGTTTTGGCCCAAGTGTAGAAATTGACATTTAATGAAAATAAATGTTTACATTCACTTTAAAGTATGGTATAATATATAGTATTATGATGAGGAACTATTCATGGGTATGACAAGTATGTACATGGGATCATTAAGATATGATCAACATGGTCGAAGAAGAAAGAATCACGCAGCAAATGCGTCAAAAAGAAAAACAATTAAACACGAATTTAAAGTGTTACAATCAGATAGGGAAGCTCTTAGCGAGCTTCGTCTACGTCAAGAAAAACAATATAAATCACTAATGGAAGAAGCTATAAAAGATGGTACCTGGATATCTAAATCAGGTAATACAGCTAGAAAAGACTCTCCACAATACACCGGCACATTGGTAAAAGGTATAGCAACTATGCATAAGTCAAATTCTGTACCTATAATTAACGCGCAACAAGCTATAGATATTGCAAGAATGAGGAGAGGATAATGAATAATATTGATTGGTATAAAGCAGCTACATGGTGTGGCACTATAACTTTTTGTATGACATTTTGGTTAATGTTATACGTAACAGGACTCATGGGTGAGTTCTTTGGATTACTACTGTTGGTGGTTGCAGGTTACTTTGCATACATGAGCAGTGTACTAGTTTCTGAAAAGAAAGAATATGAAAGGAGAAATAAATAATGACTAGATTTGATAAAAAATATCATTATGAATATATATCTACATACGTAAATGGAGATAGAAGAGCGGATGTCTTTAAGAGACAACCCGATGGTGTGTATGGAATTGAAATGTTTGAAGGCCATACAATGATGAGAAGAGAACCTTACAAAGGTAAAAGCGAAGCGTGGGCCCAGTCCGCTGCTGAGAATTACGTTGATGGAATTAAAAACTTATAATGATGGACGCGAGCATACTCACAACTCCTTATCAAGAGCTCGCGTTCCATCGACCTAATTGGAGAAAATATGGCTAAAAGAGGAGCAACATTAGAAGATAAATACTATGGCGACGAGCCGTGGTTTACAGCTGATTCATCTATGGAAGGTAGTGATTGGCAAATAGCAGCAAATTGGTATAATTACTTTTATAAAAATAAAGATTACTTACCAATAATTTATAAGTTTGCAGAAACTGAAATGGGATATGATAAGAAAAAAATATCAGTTCTGAAAAAAGTAAAAGACTGGGAGTTTATGCCAGTACAAAAAAGTATTAAGATATTTTCACGTGGTTGGTTATATACACAAGAACAACTACAAAGATTCAAAGATCATATCGATGGTGTATATAAAAAAGGTCTTGAAATTAAGCAAGAAAAAGATGCAGCTAAAAAGAATGTAGTTACAATTACACCAGCTGAAAGAACTCGTAGAAAAGTAATGGATACGATCTATGCAGATTGGGATAGTGAAATAGTAGAAGCCTGGTTTGATGGTGACTATACTAAAAAGTTCTCATGTTATAATAGATTTAAAATGCATGGTCTAAAAAGTAATGCAATCAATATATTTAAAGGTATGATTGAAGAAGAATATTATAGTATTAAAGAAGCATATGATAAGACATGCGATCAATGCATAGAAGCTTATGATCATATTGGTAAAGGTGATAAAAGAAAGATTATGAAACAATTCGAAGATTGCTTTGCTGATTTAGAAAGATTAAGAGATTCGTTTAAAGCTCAAAGAGCACCGAGGGCTTTAAAACCTAAGTCATCAGATAAACAAGTTGAAAGGCTTCAGTTCTGTAAAGAAGATGTAAATGCTAAACTTGTTTCTATTAATCCTGTACTTATACCAGGTAAAAGAAAGCTTTTTGTATATAATACAAAGAATAAAAAACTTATTGAGTTTGTAACATCGTCAACAAATGGCTTTATTGTATCAGGTACATCGATTAAAAACTTTGATGAAACAAGTCGTCAGGCGACTTTAAGAAAACCTGATGTAATAATACCTGATGTTCTAAATAGAACTGAGAAACAAATCGAAAAGCTTTGGGGTACTATTACAACTAAGATAAATAAACCAACAGGAAGAATTAATTCTGACTGTATATTATTGAGGGCAATCTAATGTTAGGAGTAAAAGATATAGTTTTTAAAAATCTACCTGAAGATACTCTAACAGGAGAAGATGTCTTTGTAAATAAAAGAGTAGTAGTTTTTGGTTTACCAGGAGCTTTTACACCAACCTGTAGTTCACAACAAGTCCCAAGCTTTGATGAATATTACAATGATATATTAACTCATAATATAGATGAAATATATTGTGTATCAGTCAATGATGGATTTGTAATGAAAGCCTGGTTTAAAGATTTGGCAGTTGAAAGAGTCAAGTATTTAGCTGATGGCTCAGGAGAATTTACAAGAAGAATGGGTATGCTTGTCAAGAAAGACAATGTAGGATTTGGTATGAGATCATGGAGATATGCTGCAATTATCAATAAAGGAAATCTAGAAATGCTAATGGCAGAAGATGGATTCTCTGATGATTGCGAATTAGATCCATACGAAAACTCTTCACCCGTTAAAATATTGGAGTACTTGAAAAACAATGGTTGATATATTAGAAGAAAAAATAATTACTAAGAAAAGATTTTCTATAGCAGTAGAAAACTTAGTATCACAGAACAATATGTCTTACCTCGACGCTGCATCTTATGTAGTAGAAAAAAGAGGTTTAGACTATAGAAACTTAAAGAAACTACTTACTGATTCTTTAAAGCAAAAGATAGAAGAAGAAGCTTCTAATCTACATTTAATACGCGGTGGTAAAAAAGGTAATAAGTTACCTATATGAAAGATCCGTACGAATCATATAAACTATACAATGCATTGAAACTGCATTTTGAAACAGATTCGTATGATGCTATTAAATATAACTTTAAAACATCAGTAAAACCAACATCCTTTTTTAAACGAAAGGACAAATACTTTTTCGCTAAGTTGGCAAATACATATGATAACCTTATGGACTTCTATGTTGCTAACTTTAAAAACGACGTGAAATATGTCGGTGATATGTTGAACGAAGGCGGAGAAGATTATTATCGTAATCATAAAAAAGTATGTGAAAGTATCACGTATCATTTTGAAAACGATATAAATAAAATACACGAGGAAGAAAAAAGCTTCGATAATGTCTTAATGACTGAGAACAATGATCATCCTCTTGTAATAAAACTTTGGATGCAAGAAGAAATACACTTAGAAACTGTAGTAATCTTGGATTCAATAACAGGGTTTATGGAGCGTGAGAATAAGAAGATATCTGAAACCATTATATGGCCAGACATCTTTAGAAAGATTACGAAATATAAACCTTTTGTAAAGTTCGATAAAACAAAATGTTTAAATATTTTGAAAAAGACCTTTACATGATCACAGTAATGTGGTATAATATAAGTATATTTTGTTATGTATAAAGTGGATAATTCAGTAAATATAGGAGAAAGATAAATGTCTTTAGAAAACTTAAAGAGCATGCGAGGCTCATCAATCGATAAACTCGTAAAAGCAGCTGAAGCTGTATCCACAGCTAAACCAGAAACTACTTCATACGAAGATACTAGATTCTGGAAACCTACCAGGGATAAAGCTGGAAACGGTTATGCCGTAATCAGATTTTTACCTGCAAAGGAAGGTGAAGATCTTCCATGGGTAAGATATTGGGATCATGGGTTCAAAGGACCTACTGGTCTATGGTATATCGAAAACAGTTTGACTTCAATTGGACAGCAAGATCCAGTATCGGAGCATAATTCTGTTCTTTGGAACTCTGGTAGAGATGAAGATAAAGCGATTGCAAGGGAAAGAAAAAGAAGGTTACACTATGTGTCAAACGTTCTTATTGTATCTGACCCAAGTAATCCAGAAAATGAAGGGAAAGTTTTCCTTTATAAGTTTGGTAAAAAAATCTTTGATAAAATCATGGATGTTATGCAACCACAATTTGCCGATGAAGAACCAGTAAATCCTTATGATTTCTGGGAAGGCGCTGATTTTAAAATTAAAATTAGAAAAGTTGAAGGTTGGGTAAACTATGATAAGTCAGAATTTAGTAAACCAGCAGCACTAATGGAAGGTGATGAAAGTAAACTACAAGGTATATACGATCAAGTACATAGCTTGCAAGATTTCTTAAATCCTGAAAATTATAAAACTTATGATGAGTTAAAAACAAAACTTAATAGAGTATTAGGTGTTGAGGCTGGCATAGATCCTATGCCTTCAGTAATGGACAGCGCTCCAACTGAAATGGCTCCATCTATAGATACTGCTACTGCGGAAGCGCAAGGTACAGTAGATGCTAATGAAGATGACACATTAAGCTATTTTGCTAAGTTAGCTCAAGACTAGTAGTCCTAATAGGGCTAGGCCGGAGGAGCTGCAGCTCTCGCGGTCGAAATGTAGGGACTCAGAAATGGGTCCCTTTTTTTATCTGATTATTGAAGCTTGATGAATGAGTTGGTTATCTAAAAAGCCTTCACCATTGCTATTACTAATTGTAACTACTGATGAGTTATTTGTACTAGTGTCTCCACCTTTAATTATATTTTGTGTAGTAGCTTGTCCATTTTGTCGATCTAGTTGTTTTTGTATTAAGTCTTGTTGTTCTTGAGTTAACATGCTTAAATCAGCATCAAGATCTGGTTGTGGAATCATAATTAAATTTTCTGCATCTTGAGTTGCAGTGTTAAGATCAAAGCCAAGTTCTGCCTGAGCAGCCGCAATTTCTTCTGGAGTAGGTACTGATCTTTGGTCTATTACACCAAATCCAAATGGATCTTCTTTACCTTCTCCTTTTGCAATCCTTTCTAGTTCTTCTTTTTGTTTCTTGGCTTGCATTTCTGCTTTTTTCTGATCACCAGCATCTGTAGCTAAATATTCAGCATCAGCCATTGCAGCTAAAGCCGGTGGTATTTCAAATCCAAAAAATGCTGCAACTGATCCTAATGCATCACCGATAAATTTACCAAGCATTATAAAGAAATTACCTACAGCTGCTAAAGCATCACCAACATATGCAACAGCTACTAATACAGCATCAAAAATATTAGAAAAATCTAGTTCCTGCGCAATTGTATCTAGTATACCATATAAAGCCAATGCACCAAGAACTATCAATGCTATAGGAGCAACAACAGGTATAACAGCCGACAATACTGTAGCGAATCCAGTAACTAAAGATAACATAGCTGTACCCATCATAGGAAGAAATGTTCCCATAAAAAATAATCGCATTGCATTTACTGCTTTTATTGTATTTCCAAGACTTGTGAGTAATGATCCACCAGATAATAATGTAATACCAGCAATCATTGCGGCAAAGGTGCTAAAGTCATCACCCATACCTTTCATAGTTGCTTCTATACCTTGTTCACCCTCAAATAATTTTACAAGATTGCTTAATACGTTTGATACACTAGTAATTGCATCACCTACTATTTGAGCAAATTTTTGTGGGTCAATAAATAATAATGCTATACCTGCAATACTTGCTAAAAATCCTACTCCGCCAGTAACATTGCCAGCAAACTCGTCAAATTTATTTGCTGTGAGATTTACACCTTCAGCGGTTCTTTCCAGAAAATCATTCTGTTCTTGTAAAAGTTTTTCTTGCTCTCTTCTTTTTTCTTCGGATTGTACAGCTTTCTCTAAAGCGTTTAATTGTTTTAATGCGGCAGACTCAGCATCAGCATCTCCACTGGATATCGCATTTTTTAAGTCTTTATTTACTTGTGCAAAAGATTCTTTAAACTGCTTCGTACTTTCGTTATTTTTTGTACCTAAAACACCACCAAGCTTTTGAATCCTATCACCAACGTCAGCGGCTGATGATTGACCTTCAATCGTTTTAGTTTGCTCATCTAGCTTTTTAGATATTTGACTTAAAACTTTTACAGTTTTACCTGCAAAACCTGCTTCTTTTTGTTTATCGCTGAGTTCTTTATCTGCCATTTAATTATTTCCCAAATGCTTTTCCTGCTTCTGATATACCGAATGCGCCAAGTGTTACGACTACGAATGATGTATAAATTGTATCTGATATTTTTAAATCCATACCGTAGAATGCTGTAACTAAATCACACACACCAAATACAACCATTAAGAAGAATGATATAAATCCTATAATAGATTTTTCATTCACATCATTGTCATCTAAAAATAAATCGATAAATTTTCTTTTAGGTGGTGCTAGTCTTTTCTTTGCCGCGGCCGCTTCAGATTGCATAGCTTTGATTGTATCTTCTGCATCATCAAGTTTATTGATGAGACTCATATACTTATCTAAGTCTATTTCAACTTCGTTTCTGCTATTATCTTGTTCTGCCATTATTTTTTCCTCTGTAAGTTTTTCATTCTTTCATTTTCTTTCTTAATATGGTCGGCTAAAAGAGCTACATATATTTCCCTTTCCCATGGTACCATATCATTTAGTTCAGTTAAACTATAATTATGGTTTTGCATCATCGCAAAATTAGTCTTATAATGATTTATGAGACTATCATGCGAAAGGCCTACGTAAAAAAATTTTGTATACCTTTTAACTCAAGTTTATTTTCTTCTCCGCATGATTTACATTTAAAATCAAGATCAGATCTAACTGTTGGTATATTACTATAATAATCAGTTATCTTTTTAAACTGTGCTGAGTTAAGGTTTTCTAAAAATTTAACTACTTCAGCTAACCCTTCATCTTCAGCGTTATAAACATTATCTTCATCAAATATTGTTATAACACTTTTAGCCATAAGTTCCATTACACCTTCCATTGTTTCTGCATCTTGTTTTAAATTAGCTACATCATCAACGGCCGGATGTTTTACAGTAATACCAATTGTATCACTGAAATTAATAACATTGCTTACATCTTCATCAGGTGTACTTACATAAACCTTTTCTAAGTCGCATACAATATCATTTAACGTTTCACAGGCTGTACATTTTAATTTCAGATCTACCTTTTCGCCAACTGATTTTGCTCTTAACTGAACAAACATCCATTCGACATCAAAAGTAGTTAATTTTTTAACATCGATCTGAGTATATACACATGCTTGTATAACATCTTGCATTGCTCTAATCATTTGCTTTTGGTCTTTCGACTCAATCGCAATCATTAGAATTTTTTCTTCTTTGACCAAATATGGTCTAAATTCTATTGTTTCGTTCGTAGATGGCAGTTTAGTACTGTACTTCGAACTATTCACTTGTGGCAAAGCCATAATATTCTCCTATTTTATATTCCAAGTTTGCTACTTGCTTTATCAAGTAAACCTTGTTTAACGGTCTGTCCAGCATTTTCAAAATTACTGAATGGACCTTCAGGTGTAAACTTATCATAAGCAAAGGTTACACTGAATTTATTTATCACCGTGTCTTCTTGATTCAATTCAATCGAACTCATAGTAATTGGATAAGCTTTTTCAAGCTTAATCCCATACACTGGAACATTTTCTTGATCCAGTTGTTGTATCATTACATCGCATGAATAATTATCTTTATATCCAAGCTTGTATGTGTCTGGGTCGACTACTTGACTCATCCAGTTATCGAATAAAGATCTCATATAGTAGTCGTTTGTTAATAAAAATTGTATCTCAACATCATCATCGATAAATGTTTGAGGAAATTTATTTGATTGTATAGTGTCTTGGTGATCCATTGTTGCTATAGATCTACCAGGTAAAGCTACATTTGAGCAAAGCATAGATATATCTCTTGGATTATTAAAAGCATTCTTTGCTAAATTAAGTGATGGGCCTTGTTCTCTTATTAAAGAACCTACAATCGAATTAATATCTATATTTGCTAATGACTGTGATGGAGGTGTAAAGATTACATTGAATCTATTACTCGGTGCGGTTCCACCGTGTTTACCTATTACTGCTTTTATATCGTCTATACTACTCATTATTGTTTAGATATTTTTAAACTATCTCTCCATACAGTTGCTGTCTTAGCTTTTCTAAATTGTTCTACTGGTAAAAATATTGCGATCTCCCAGTCTGTCATTGGCACCTTTGCAAATCTTGATTTTACATGATCTGTTAAATAATGTTTGAAACATGGTTTAAACTCTTTAAATTTACGAGCACTTTTTAGTAAGTCATATCTCATTTTAGTAATACGTGATGTTTCAGTAGCTTTTTTAGGAGCTAACCCCATCAACTCATCTAAAAATCTGGCTCTTAAATTATAATTTAAATAATGTAAATTTAATCCATAGAATCCACCCTTTGCTGGTTCAACCATTATTGTTAATGGAAACCTATCGTAATATGGTAATGATTCTTTTAACTTTGGATCATAAAAATACATATACATATTACCAGCAATCGTTCTTGTTGTGTTCGTTAGAGCGTCATCTTTTAATAATGTTTTACGCGCAGGTATTGCGAGATCTTTTACTTTATCTTGAAACCACTTTCTCGAAGCATCGGTCCTTGCCTTTACTCCAGCGCGCTGTGCTCCTGCCTGTAATGTATCAAATAAACTTGCCATATATACTATTTATATCAAGAGGCTAGTACTTTGATGCCTAGATTCTTTAAAGTTTCTTCAGTCCAAACTTGAAACTTCCATCCATTATGTTTAGCAAACGTATCAGCTGCTTCCCACTTATCTTGATTCTTAGCATATGTTAACATCTCATTGATATATCTTTTGGTTTTACGTGATTTCTTTTTAGGTAATTGAGTTTCCTTTTTAGGTTTAATCTCAATTAAATAGATTTCTTTGTTATCCATCTCGATCAAAAGATCAACATAATAACGATGTAATTTTTTATCTACAGAAGATTTATATGGTACTACCACACCTTCTGAATTCCATAATCTTACTTTTGGATTGTTTTCACACCATCTAAATGTATTTCTTTCCCATAATGACCTAAATATTACTTTATCAGTATCACCTGCATACTTTTCTGGTTTTTTTATTGTATATCTACCTTTATAACTCATATAAATAATCTATAGTTAATTAATTTATATTTATTTATATAGGAACGCAGATGAGTACAATTGTTTTTCCAAGAACATTAAGACAAAAAATAGGAGAAGATGGTAGTGGTAACTATCCTCATATTCGTATTGCAACAGTAAATGATGTAAAAGAAATTGAAGCAATACATTTATACGCACCACAAGGTATACAAGTTGGTGATGGCGCAAACTATAATGGTTTAGAGTTAGGAGTTATTAAAGGAGCTCAAGACGCCATAGATAAATTTAAAGCTGGTGACTTTGCAATGTCTAATGATCAAAGCCTAGTAATGGGTATTAAAGCTTTAGACAAATTAGGAGTTGATGCAGGTGTAAGTGCTGCTGCGGCTCAACAATCTGGTGTAGCATTTAATCAACAAACAGCTCTTGCATTTGAAGGTATGAACCTAAGACAATTTAATTTTAGTTTTACTCTTGTACCAGAATCAGCTGCTGAGTCAGAAGATATTAGAAAAATAGAAAACTTTTTTAGAAAATATATGTATTCAGAAGTAGATGGATTTGTAGCTAAATTTCCTGAAAAATTTAGAATTAAATTTTTTGATGGTGCTGAAGAAAATCCATTTATGCCTTACATTCATGATTGTTTCTTATCAAGTTTAGAAACAACATATAATCCAGAATCAAATATGTATTATGATGTAGAAAAAGATGGTAAAAAATTTAAAGCACCACAGTCAGTAACTATATCATTAACATTCTCAGAAGCAAGACTTCTATCAAGACAAGATATATATGGAATGGAAGGCGATGGTACAACAAGAGACGGACTAGATTATGATTATAATAGAGAAACTTCTCAACAAGGTGGAAAATCTTTTACTAAAGAAGAACTTAAGGCTGATGCCAACAAACAAATTATAAAAACTGCACAAGATACAAAAATAGCCGCTGATGAAGCAAATAAGGACAACAAATAATAATGTTTTTTAATAAATTTCCAACAGTAGATTACGATATAAAACGTAAAGGTAAAACACAAAAAATGGTCGATACTTTTCGAGCAGTTCGTCCATTGCAAAATTTTGTAGATAATTTTACAGGATATAGATTATACGAAGTAATAAATGGTGAAAGGCCTGATATAGTTTCACAAAGACTTTATGGTTCACCAAAATTTTATTGGACATTTTTTGTTATTAATGATATACTGCATGATGGATATCGTGCTTGGCCAATGAGCCAAGAAGATTTAGTTGAATACATAGAAAAAGTATACGCTGGAGTTGCAATAACAACTAATCCTAAAACAGCGGCCGCAAGTTTTTCAAGTAATAATAATCAAGTTGATTCATTAGCTGGAAGATTTAGTGTAGGTAAAACATTACATGGTACAAAGTCAGGTGCTAAGGGTAGAATCGTAAAGAAAAATATTGACATGAATCAATTAATTGTACAAGACGTTGTTCTTGGTACAGCTGGACAGAATGGTATAACAGGAGCTTCTGATAGTAGTATTATTGGTGGTAACTTTATTGGTGATCCATTACTCAATCCTGGTTCAGAACAAATACAACAATTCGACGGTGTTACACCATCTGCAGGAGACCTTGTAAATACTTATAGAGTATATGATTATGCAAGCGCACCATATAAATTTTTTAAAACAGATGATGTAAATAAAAAAGCAGTAGATAACTCTGAGCATATCCTAAGCGCAGAAACAGTTACCGGTATATCTTTCCAAACATATAGAGATTATGAAATAGAACTGAATGATGCGAGATCATCAATTAAATATGTTGATCCACAATTTATCGAACAGTTTGTATCAGGATTTGAAGAGTTGATCAATGGCTAATTTATATAACCCAACAACTAAAGGCACAGATTACAAAAATGATAAAGGCGAAACTGCTTCATCATTTGGTTATACACTAGAAAAAACAATTTTAACTTTGCATAACGGCGAAGAAATAGAAATATCTAACTTAGTAAATTTCATTAAAATTCATGAATCACTTGATACTCCCTTTAGTAAAGTTGATTTACAAATTATTGATGCTACTAAATTTTTACAATTTGCTGACCTTCGAGGCGATGAAGAAATAAATATTGTCTTAAAAAGAGATGGAGTCTTTGAAGGTAAATTTAATTTAAAATTAAAAATTGCTGAAATAGGTGGTTACGTTAAAAAAGATCAAGCAAAACAATTCTTTAGACTTTCATGTATACAAAAACATATGTATGAAAACCAAAAACTTACAATAAGTAAATCCTTTGAAGGAACAGTTGGTGCATTAATAAAAGACTTATGTAAGGTAATGCAATTAAAACCTAAAGAACTACTTAATATATCTGACTCATCAAAGGAAATTATAAAAGGAATATATCCATCAATTAAACCTATTGCTGCAATCAATTGGTTATTAAGAAATGCATTTGACGATGGTACACCTTACTTCTTTTATAATACGTTATCATCGGGACTTAAATTAAAATCATATAAAGAATTACTTGATGTAAGATATATTGATGAATCAGACTTTAAAAAAGAATACAATGCAACCTTTGGTCAAATATTAGAACCAGTAGGTGAACCTAGTTACTTTTTAGAAGAAGCTAAGAGGGTTGCAACCATGGCCGGTGGAATGAATATGAGTCAATACGTTGCAATAGGTGCTGGCGCTTATACAGGTAATGTTGTAAGTTTAGATATATCAACAAAAGAATTAAAAACAGATAGATTTGATTATAATCAATTAAATAATAAATTGGAAAAAGAAAAACCCTTTGTAAATCCAGAAAATAACGAATCAGATAAAGCTAAGACAATTTATATTAATACAAATAAAGAAGCTTTTAATGGAAAAAATAATTATCACAGTCCGACAAAGGATAAAACAGTAGGTAATTATCATGCGTATTTACAAAATTTAAAAATGAATACCTTTTCAATTATTGTACCAGGTGATTTTAATATAGAACCAGGACACATTATTAAACTAAAAGTATTAGCATCATCAGAAAATCCAAATGATTTAGTAGATAAGTATCTAACAGGCAAATATTTAATTAAATCAATAGAACATTCATTTAAAGATACATATGAAATGAGATTAACAATATGCAGAGATTCTTTCCATAGGAGTAATAATGATACAACATAGATTTGAAGACGGATTTGTACAAGGTAACTTTACATGGTTTATAGGTAGAGTAGAAAGTATTACTGATCCGAAAAATTTAAATAGAGTTAAAGTAAGATGTTACGGTTATCATACAGAAGATATTAGTGAAGTTTCGACTGATGATTTACCATTTGCTACAGTGGTCATGCCAGTGACCTCAGCCTCACTCAAAGGCATTGGAGGTAATCACCATTTAGAAATAGGGTCATGGGTTTTTGGATTCTTTAGAGATGGACCTAGTGCACAGGATCCGATGGTGGTCGGAAGTATTGCAACTCAAGAAGATGGAGTACAAGATATACCAACTGATGCATCAGAAACAAATAAAGTATATAAGTCAAAGGCAGGACATTTAATTGAAATTGATAATACTGATGGTGCAGAAAGAATTAATGTTAAACATAAATCAGGAACAACAATTAATATATCATCAGACGGAACAGTGTCTATAGAAGCTTCTAATGATATAGTCAATATTAAAGGTAATACAACAATCACTGGAACTTTACATGCTACAGGAGATATTAGCACGGATGCTGGCAATGCACCAACACTTGCAGGACATAGACACGTTGAAGTACCAGGAACCGGTGGATCAGCTTCACCAACACCTCTGAAGCAAAATACTTCGATTCCTGATGAATCGATTACATAATAGAGTATAAATAGTTATATGGCAGTTTTAATAGCAAACGATAGAAGCGTAGGAGATGACTTTAAAAAGGCTAAAGTTGTTGGTCGTAAAAAACAACATAGTGATTTAGATTTAACTCTTACTCCACATCCTATAAGAAAAGATATTGTATCTTTGAAAGATGATGTTGCAATTAGAAATGCAGTAAAAAATTTAATACAAACAAACACTTTTGAAAGACCATTCCAACCAGGATTAGGAGCAAATCTAAAAGGTTTACTCTTTGAGCCTATGGATGCAATTACAACTATCGATTTAAGAGAACAAATTACAAGTGTATTGGTAGGTCACGAACCAAGAATAAAACTCTTAAACGTAGATGTTAAACCACAATTTGAAGATAATGCATATCTTATTGTGATAAATTATTTAATAAAAGAGTTTGATAGACAACAACAGGTAGAAATAATACTTAGAAGGTTAAGATAATGGCAACAAATTTAAACGTAACAGAACTTGATTTTGCACAGATCAAAGAAAATTTAAAAAGTTTTTTAAAGCAGCAATCACAATTTAACGATTATGATTTCGACGGTGCAGGTATGAATGTCTTATTAGACGTGCTCGCTTATAATACACACTATAATGCTATTAATGCTCATTACTCATTGAATGAAGCATTTTTAGATTCAGCTCAGATTCGTGGTAACGTAGTTACTCGTGCTAAACTCCTTGGATATATACCAAGATCAACTCTTGCAGCAAGAGCTACTGTGACTGTTACACTTACACCTCCTACTGGAACTCTACCTGAAAGCGTTACCTTGCCACGTGGCGCAAAATTAACTACAACAGTTGGTGGTATATCATTTACTTATGTTGTATTAAATAATCTATCAGCAAAAGAAGTTGACGGAGTATATACATTCTCTAATGTTGAAATTGCAGAAGGAGAATTAAGAACATTAAGATATCGAGTAGACAATGATGTCATAGCTCAAAAATTTCAGCTCTCTCATAGAGATGTTGATACATCTACACTAAGAGTAAGAGTACAAGAAAACGAATTATCAACATCATTCGACATTTACTCAAAATTTGAATCATTAAAAAATGTCAATTCAAGTACAAAAACTTATTATTTACAAGAAAATAGTTCAGGATTCTATGAAGTATATTTCGGCGATGGAGTGACAGGTTTTAAACCAATCAATAATAATATTGTTACTTTAGATTATTTAGCAACAAAGGGTGATGAATCAAACGGAGCAAGTACATTTGAATTTAGTGGAACGCTTGGCGGTTTTTCATCAGTAATTAATACAACAACTGTAAATAATTCAGCTGGTGGAGCGGAACAAGAAACAATAGAATCAGTAAGATTCAATGCACCTCTGACATTTGCAACTCAAAATAGAGCTGTAACATCAGATGACTATGCAGCAATTATTAAACAAAACTTTACTAACATAAGTTCAATATCAACTTGGGGTGGTGAAGATAACGATCCACCTGATTTTGGTAAAGCATACATTGCAGTAAAACCAATAAGTGCAGACAAATTAACAGCCTCAGAAAAAACAACAATTACTGATACAATATTAAAAGGAAAGAATGTAGTATCAATTACACCAGAGATTGTAGATGCAGAATTTACTAATTTAGAATTAGATGTATTCGTAAAATTTAATCCAAGTCTTACAGATAGAACAGAAGCTGATTTAAGTTCAGTTGTAAGAGATACAATTGCAGATTATAGTTTTAATAACTTAAATAGATTTGATGGTGTATTTAGACACTCAGAATTACTAGCATTTATCGATAACTCTGATCCATCAGTTACAAGTTCAAATGTAAGACCAAGAATGTTTCAAAATATTACAACCCTTGCAGGCGGAGTAAATAATGATTTTGAATTAACTTTTGCAGAACCATTCTTTCAATCAGGAGATTCTACTAAATTTATTTTAAGCAGTACAGCTTTTAAATTAAATATTGATCCGACACAGGATCATTTCTTAGGAGATATACCAATCACTGGTACAAATCAAAGACAAATAATAGTATATAAAATAATTGAAGGTCAAAACATAACAGTAATTAATAATGCTGGTATTTTAGATGTAGATAACGGAAAGATTACATTAAATAATTTTGCAACACCTGCAGCAGCAGCAATTAAAATTACAGTAGTTCCAGATAGTCTAGATATCGCTCCAGTAAGAAATCAATTAATACAAATAGATAATACCTTTGTTGATATTACAGTTGCAGTAGATACAATTGCAACATCAGGAGTATCAGGCGGAATAAAATATAGTACAAATTCAAGGATAAAGTAATATGTCAGATAATAATAAGCCATTTAGTTCTGGGTTTATAGCTGAGACTAAAAACACGCTTCCCTTAACAAAGGAAGATATACGGCTTGATCAAATTATTCCACCAGATATATTTAAAGATAAAACACGTCTTAAAAATTTTTTAGAATCATATTATGAATTTAATAATATTGATGAATTTTTATTTACAGAAAATGATACGTTTCAAGACATTGTATTAAATAATGTTGCAAGGTTTAGAATACCAGATCCAAACAATGACGTAACAAGATTTTTTACTGATGAAACAGGTGCGTCATCTACACTTACATTTACTGATGCAACTGGTAAAACAAGAAAAGTTATTATAGATGACGACGATATAAAAATATCAAATGGTAATGATTTACCTGGGTCACTTGCAAATAGTACATCTGAATTAGGTAAAACATTTACTCTTACTAATTTAAATGCTGCAACTACTCAGTTATTAGATGGAACTTTAGAACAAACAAATGTAGATTTAAATACAGTTAACCTAACACTTACAACTCCAATTACAAACTTTGTAAATTCTGGACCATCATACGTATTAAATGAAATCGAAAGAAATTTAGATATTGATTCAAACGATAGCGAATACTTAGATATGATGCAAAAAGAAATTGCACCTATCGTACCAAGAAACGTTTTAGTAGAAAAGAGAGGTTTATATAAACAAATAATAGACTTCTATAAGCTCAGAGGCTCTGATGATTCTATTGATGTATTCTTTAGATTATTATTTAATGATGAAGCTCAAATCGAATTTCCAATTAATAAAACACTTATACCTTCATCAGGTAACTTTGATGCAGGCCTGGGAAGGTACTTAGACAATAAAGGTTTCTTATCTGATAATATTAAAATACATGATAGTGATAGATTTCAAAAGTTTTCTTATGTAGTAAAATCAGGTGTAAATATAAATGATTATGAATTAGTATATAAAAGATTAATTCATCCAGCTGGTTTTAAATTTTTTGGAGAAATTTTATTATTATTAAATGGTATTGATATTACTCAGTTTAATACATCACTCATTGAACCAGCAAGTTTAGCAACACCATTACATCGTAAAACATTAGGTGTGGATGATCTTGGTTTTGCAAGATTAGTTAAATCAGCAATGCCACCAAGTCAAGAAGGCGTTGTTGGTGTTGAAGATGTGCCAGTACCAGTACATGCATTTGCATCTTCCTTTACACCGAACATCGTAGCAAGAGTAGGTAAGGCAGCCAGATTCTCTCCAGTATTAAATGCTTCAGGAGCAATTACAGGTGTAGAAATAATTGATGCGGGCTTTGGATATATTTCAGCTCCTACAATTACAGTAGCAGGAGAACATTCAAGTGGTACAAATCATCCTACTATAACATGTTCACTCGAGGCAGGATCTGGGCCTAGAAGCATAGATTTAGACTCAATTGTTATAAACAATGGTGCTGGTTCAATAAAAAATTATAATAATGTTGCATTATCAGCATCTAATCCAGTTGATGGTAGTAGTAATTCAGTTGTAAGTAAAGTTATGGCTCTTGAATTATCTGGACTTTATGCAAAAGAATTTGTATCAGCTCCAACATTTACAATTGATGCACCTACTAGAAAGAATGCATCGGGAGTTTTAGATGGAACAACTGCAGCAGGTACAATATCACTTAATGCAAGTAATAAAATTGCTTCTGTTGCAATAAGTAATAATGGCGATGGATATCTATCTGATAGTCCAACAATTAGATTTACAACAGGTGCACAAAACGAACTCAGAACAGAACAAAATAGAAAACACATTAAACATATAGAATTAAATCATGTTGAAGTAGATCAAATTGTTACAGCAGTTACTACACAAACAAGTAATGCCGCAGTAAATAATATACTTACAAAAGATGAAACCTCAGGAGAGCTTATACAATTATTAAGTTCAGGCAATCCAGTAACATCAACAAAAGTGCCTGCACCACATGATATTAAAACAATAAATAACAGTTATGGTATTAATGCCGAAAATGGATATCAAGAGAGAAAAGGTTCTTTCTTTGATACACAAAGGTTATATAACTCAGGTCAAACAATTGAGTTTTTAGGCACAAATACTATTGAAAGCATTGATACAACTGTTATAAATAAATATAACACACGTACAAACGTGAATATAGCTTAAAGGGAAAGATTATGACAGCAATAGTAAGTTCAAATTTTAGAGTTGTAAACGCCGCTAATTTCGAAAACGACGTTAAGAGCTCAAATGTGTATGTGGCTATTGGTAAATCAGATGCTTGGTCTAATTCAACATCCGATATAACTGATACGACGCCATTTACGCCAAACGATCACATCGATGATTTAGCTGAAGCACGAAGAAATATACTCGGGTATAAAAAAATTACTTCAGCAAATGTATCGCATGTTATACCAAGACACAATTGGGAGAATGGTTCAGTATATGAGGCATGGGACTCCAATGATGGCGCAATATTCGATAAGAAGTTTTATATTGTAACATCAGAATTTAAAGTGTACAAATGTATTATATCACCGGGTACAGCATCAAATGTAATGCCGGTTCAAACACTCACACAACCTCAATCAGAGGGTGATGGTTATACATGGAAATACATGTACACAATTACAACAGCACAATCAGAAGCTTTCCTTACAAATGCATTTATGCCAGTTAAAACAATTCCTTTAAGCGTAACTGGTAAAGTAGCAAATAGTGGAGGAGCTGGTACTTCATTTATATTATCAGAATCAAATCCTGATATTTCAGTAGGACATACAGTTTCAGGTACTGGTATTTCAGGTACACCAAAGGTTACAGCAATTCTTGGTTCTAAAATTACAGTTAGTACATCACAAACAGTAACAGCTGGTACAGTATTAACATTTAAATTTGCAGATGGTTCTTCTGGTAATACAGATGCTTCAAATAATTTAAGTGAAGGAGATTACGCTCAATATTTAAATCAAAAAGCTTCTTTTGATGATACAAAAGCGGCTGGTATCGAAAGATTTGAAGTAACAAATGCAGGATCAGGCTATACAGGTACTCCAATAGCAGCAATTACAGGTGATGGAACAGGTATTACATCAGCTACAATTGTAAAGAGTGGAAATACAATAAGTGCTGTGAATGTAACAGGAACAACAAAAGGAACAAATTATACAATCGCAGATGTAGTAATATCTGGCGGTAGTGGTTCAAATGCAACAGCAAGAGCAGTAATCGCTCCAAAAAATGGACATGGAACAGATCCAGTTTCAGAACTTGGTGGATTCTTTATGGCATTGGCTGTATCTCTTGATGGTGTTGCTAATAGTGACCTTACAGTAGGTAATGATTTCAGACAAGTATTACTTGTAAAAGATCCATTGCTTGCAGCAGGTGCAGTAGCTACAGCAGATTCACTTAAAGGATTAGAATCTCTCACAGTTTCAAGTACAACTGGATTTCAAGTTGATGAAGTTATCACAGGTGGAACATCAAGTGCTAAAGCATTTATTGCAGAGATAGGATCAGGTGCTAGTGCTGGTAAGATTTTCTATTATCAAAATAGAAAAACTGGATTTGGAATATTCCAAGCAAGTGAAAATATTACTGGTGGAACATCAAGTACTACAACTGCAATAAGCAGTGGCGGTGTAAATGCTGCTGAAGCTGATGTATCAAGTGGTGAAGCTTTATTCTTAGAGAATAGAACACCAATTAGTAGATCAGCAACACAGATAGAAGACGTTAAATTAATATTAGAATTCTAATATAAATAATATTAGGAAAAATTTATGGCAACAACGAATATACAAAATTTCAATGTAAAACCTTATCATGATGATTTTGACGAAACTAAAAATTATCATCGAATCTTATTTAGACCAGGCTTTTCAGTACAAGCAAGAGAACTTACTCAGTTACAAACTGCTTTACAAGCGCAAATAGATAGACATGGACAATACTTTTTCAAAGATGGTTCAAGAGTTATCGGTGGTAAAGTAACATTAGATGTTAATAGAGATTTTGTAAAGGTAGAAACTAATTTCACACACAGTGGTACAGCATATGATACAAGTACATATCACGCAACACTTATAGGTACAACCTTTACTGGTTTAACAAGTGGAAATAAAGCTACAGTTGTTGGCACAAGACAAGCAGAAACAGTTGGCGCTATCGATGGCGGAACCAACGATCCAATTACTTTATTCTTAAAATATACAAAGGGTAATGCATTTACTGGTGGAGAAGTACTACAAAATAATGCTGGTACAGCACAATTTGCTAAGGTTAAACCAAACTCTGATACTCCTACAGGTGTAGGTTCAGCACTTAATATTGAAGAAGGTGCATACTTTATTAGAGGTACTTATGTATATGTTCCAAGTGAAACATTAATATTAAGTAAATATGACAATACACCGAACTTTGTTGTTGGTTTAAAAGTTACTGAATCAAGCTTAGTAGATTCATCAACGGATTCTACTTTATTAGATAATGCTGATGGTACACCTAACTTATCAGCACCAGGTGCAAGAAGATATCAAATCAAAGCAGAACTTGCAAAACAATTATCAACTATTCATGAAACACCTTCAGGGAGAACTGAAGATAACTTTATTGTATTAATGAATATTACAGATGGTATTATACAAAGAGATAAAACAGACAAAACAGAAGATACTCAATTAACAAAGAGATTAGAAAGAAGAACATTTGAAGAGAGTGGTGATTATACTGTAAACACATTCCAGGTAAATATTAGACAGCATTTAGATGATACAGCTGGTAACAATGGTGTATTTACTTCAGGCAATGGTGGTGATGCAACTAAATTAGTTGCTGCAGTAGAACCAGGCGTTGCTTATGTAAAAGGTACAAGAATACAAAAGAATGTTACTGAATTTGTACCATTTGATAAGCCAAGAGATTTAAAATTAGTAGAGAATGATGTTACAACATTAAAGGTTGGTAACTATTTAAAGCTTACAGAAAACACCGTCAAAGGTATTCCTGATGTTAATACATTTATTAGTGTAGATTTACATAGTGTAAATATTGCCGGTACTCAATCTGGCAGTAATAAAATAGGTACTGCAAGAGTTCGTGGTCTTGGTGCTCATTCATCTGGTGTTAAAAGATTATATGTCTTTGACATTAAAATGACTGGTAGTAATACTATATCTCAAGTATTAAGTGTACGTCAAACTGATGCAATAGGTTCTCAAACCAGATTTATTGGTGATATAAACGGAACAGCTCAGTTATTTGATGTAGGTAACAAAGGACTTATATTTGAATTACCTTACAATGCAGTTAAATCAATTAGATCAATCAATTCTGCTAACAATACACCTTTAACAAAATCAGATACTACATATACAGTATATGAAAAGCTTGTTGGTACAACTGGTGGAAGTGATAGTGTAGTAACATTTGCTGCACCTGCAAACGGAGCGTTTACAAATATTGCAAATGCTTATATCTATGCAAGTGGCGGATCAAGAGTAATTAAATTACTTGGTACAACAACTGGTGCTATAAGTGGCGGTGGTAAATGGGAACTTGATGGAACAAGTCTTAAAGTAAATTTAGCTCATTCAGGTTTATACAATACTGCACTTACAAGTAACAGTGATGTACAAATTATAGTAGAAATTGCTAAGAGTTATGCAGCAATAAGTGGTGAACTTACAAAAGCAACTACAACCAATCAAACTAAAACAGGAACATTAACAAACGGTAGATTAGTATTAGATAAATGTGATATTAAGAGATTAGTATCTGTAACTGATGCTTCAAGTAATGTTATTACAAATCGATTCACATTAGATAATGGACAAAGAGTCGATTTATATGACTATGGTGCAGTAGTTCTAAAACCAGGACAAGCTGACCCAGGGACAATTACCGTAACATTCGATCATTATACTACATCAGGTAGTGGAGATTATTTCTCAGCAGATTCATATCCTGACTATGATGTCGTACCAAAAGGACCAACATCAAAAGGTTTAGTCGATCTGAGAAATTGTATAGACTTTAGACCAAGAAGAGGTGATGGCGATTCAAATGCAGTAACAGCTGCCGACTTTGATGGAACAGGCGCAATACATTTTCAACCTCCAGTAAACTTCTCAAATGTAAGTACAGATATATTATATCACTTACCAAGAGTCGATATACTTTGTTTAACAAAGGCCGGTAAATTTGAAATAATCAAAGGTGTATCAGATGAAAAACCAAGATCACCAATCGTTCCAGATAGAATGATGGCTCTATATAAATTTAAAATGAAGCCATATATCTTTGAACTCAATGACGTTCAAACTGAGTATATCAATAATAAGAGATATACAATGAAAGATATTGGTAAGATCGAAAATAGAGTCAAGAACTTAGAATATTATACATCACTTTCATTACTAGAACAAAGTGCGGCCGATGTACAAATCAGAGATGGCAGCAGTAACGAAAGATTAAAGAATGGATTTGTTGTAGACAATTTTGTAAACCATTCCGTAGCTGATGTATCTAATATCGATCATCAATGTTCAGTTGATAAAAAACACGGTCATCTCAGACCAAGGTTTGACGAAAGAAACGTTAACCTAATTAGAAAAGCAGGTGAGGCAAATGGTAATGGTTCTAATGCATTAGGATTTAAAAACAAATCACTTATTACATTACACCATACAGGAGAAACATTTGTAAATCAACCTTATTCATCATTTGCTTCAAACGTCAACCCTTACAGTGTCTTCTCATGGGGAGGAATGGTTGATTTATCTCCTGAGTCTGATGAATGGAAAGAGGTAGATGTATTACCACAAATTATAATAGATGATTCAAATGCATATAATCAATTCCTAGAATCGGCTGAGGCTGAAGGAATACTCGGTACTGTATGGAATGAGTGGGAAACAAACTGGGCAGGTACTCCATTCTTTGACGAAGATGATAATTGGCAAAGAGGTAATCCTGATCTTGGATTTGTAGGAACAACAATCACAAGTCAAAACAGAACAGGTATAAGTACAGAAGTTGCATTTGATACAATCGAAAGAAGCGATGGTGGTAAAGTTGTTGAAGTTAACTTTATACCATTTATTAGATCAAGAGAAATAAACTTTAGAGCTCAGTTAATGAAGCCTGAAACTACGGTATTTGCATTCTTTGATGGAGTGCCAGTAGCAAGCTTTGTAAGACCCGAGACATTTAGCAATTCAAATCCATTTGAATTCTCTGATAGAGGTAGCATAGTTACTCATGAAGGTGCAACAGCTCACCCAGAATCAGCGGCAGCTCTAACGACTGATGCTTCAGGTAGAGTATTTGGTTCATTTGTAATACCAAGAAACGATGTATTAAAGTTTGCTTGTGGTATTAAAGAATTCAGACTTTCAGATAGTAGTACAAATAATAAAACAGCAGAAACAACATTTGCTGAAGTACAATATCACGCTCAAGGTTTATTAGAAACAATACAAGAAACAGTTGTATCAACAAAGGTACCAAGACTTGTAACAACAGAATTACGAGCAGATAGAACTCAGGTTGATGGCGATCTTGAAGACTTTACTGATTGGGTCGATCCATTAGCAGAAACTATATTAATAGACAAAGAAGGTGGAATATTTGCAAGATCAATCGATGTATTCTTTAAAAAGAAAGATGCAAATATCCCAGTAAGACTTACAATAAGAACAACAGAAAATGGTGTACCAACTCAAAGAATAGTACCTGGTGCAGATAAGATATTATATCCAGCCGATGTAAATCTACCATCAAGTTCTACAGCAAATAACGGATTAGGTAATGCAGATAATGCTACAACATTTACCTTTGATGATCCAGTTTATTTAGCTCAAGATACAGAGTATGCCATAGTATTAACATCACAATGTGATAACTATGAAGTATATGTTGCAGAAATGGGTGGCACTGATTTAACAAATGCTAACCATAAGATATTAAAGAATCCATACGGTGGAGTATTCTTTACATCTCAAAATGCTTCAACATGGACTCCAGAACAAACAAAAGATCTTAAGTTTAAACTTACAAGATGTAAATTTGGAGAAACATCAGCAGTTACAACATTTACAAACGATGTATTACCACCAAAATTACTTGGACAAAATCCACTCATTACAACAAGTGGTAGTGGAACAGTTAAGGTATTACATGCAAATCATGGTATGCATGGTACAGGTAAAGTAACAATTACTGGAGCGACAGCAGGTAATGGTATTACAGCTGCAAATCTTAATGTTACAAATGCAACCATAGGTAATATTACACATGATAGTTATACATACACAGCTGGTGGTAGTGATACTGCAAGTGCAACTGGTTCAATTGGCGGAGCTGCTGTAAAAGCTACAGAAAATAGACAAATGGATGCGATGTTCCCAGTAGTATCTGAGTTACAATTACCAGGTACAGGAATATCATATCAAGTTACTACAAAAACTGGCGCATCAATTGATGGTGGACAAACTCCATACGCAGCTGGTGTAACATTAGCAAGTATACTACCAAATAGAAATGCTTCATTCACAGTTCCTATGTCAATCATGTCACAGGTAAATGAAACTGCATCTATATCTGCAGCAAAATCATTTGAACTTAAATGTACACTTACAAGAGAGTCTGGTGCGGCAAACGATCATCTCTCTCCAGTAATTGATATGAATAGATTATCAGTACATACAATACAAAATAGATTATCTTCAAGTACTAGTGTAGTAGAAACAACTGCAACTGGTGGAACAGAACTTGCAAGATACTTAACAGTACCAGTTGAATTAGCAGAAGAAGCAGATATGTTTAGAGTTATAGTTTCAGTACTAAGACCTAAAGATTCTAATGTACAACTATTCTATAGAACATTACCTGCAGGAGCTTCACAAGATATCAGAGAGATTGCTTTCACAGAAGCTACTCCTGAAACTCCAATACCAATAAACGATACTCAGTTTAATGAAATAGAGTTTGAAGAAGATCCAGCTGGTTCATACGGTGTAATACAATATAAGTTGGTTTTAACTGGTAAGAACTCAGCTAAACCACCAAGAGTAAAAGATTTTAGAGCAATAAGCGCAACATAATATGGCAAAGAAAAAAGTAAAAGATTATCCTGACTTAGTTAAAGATACAGCTACGCAGACGATTATAAATACTAATAGTAGAGCTTTTGAAGCAAGAAGAGAACAAATCTTAGTTTCGAAAGAACGTGAAAACGAAATACAAAACATCAAGGCAGATATTGCTGAGATTAAAAAACTTTTAAAGGGATTAAGTAAGAAATAATGGCTAATAAAGAAACTAGAATACTTAAAAGTAATACCTTAGAACAGTTTAGACAGAAGGCAAATGAAATATCATTACACTTAGGTGATAATGATTTATTAGTTGCTGACTTAGCGGATAAAGTAGTTGACTTTACTAATCCAGGAGCTGGTACTAATTTATTACAATCAACATCGTTACAATTTAATTTAAAACCAGAAGAAACACTAGATAACACTGGTGGGTATATTATTCTTAAAGGGGCAGTAAATAGTGATGTTGCAAGTATTAGTGTAGGAGATACACTGACACAATCAGGTGGTTTCTCATGTAAAGTAGTTTCTAAGTCAACAACTAAATTATTAGTAAGTAATACATCAGGTACATTTAATCCAGCTCAAAATTTAGGTTCAATTAATGCAAGTAAGTTAGAAAGAAGAGTTACTGAAATATACAAGGTAGGTAATCTTAGAGTATTTAAAAATGGTACTGAGCTTACTCAAGATTTAAGTGCTAATGGTTTTCACGTTGTAAACTTTTCAGCAAAAGTAGTACTTTCAAATAACCCAACACTTACAGGTTTCGAAGAAGGAGCAACTGTAACAGCATCAGGATTTACTGGTGTAGTATTACGAGCAACTCCTACATTATTATTATTCAAATCACATACTGGTACTTTTGCAGCAAATGCGACATTAACAAGTAATGCAAGTGGTAGTCCAACAATAGCTGGTTCTGATCATGCAACAATAGCAACTGTAGATACAACATTCGGAAATGCCATCGAACTTAATACAGATATTACAAATGCTACTGATGATGTTCAAATTAAAACTGGTACTTTAGTTGATGCTATCAACGAATTACAAGATGACATTGGTACAATAGGGTCTCTTTCAGCAGATATTGCAAATAGAACAGACCTCGTTACATCAATCAATTCATTACAAAGCGCAATTGGTACAGCAGATATAGCATCTGTTGATACAGGCGATTCAGGAAATACATTAAGAGCTGGCTTAGTACAATTACACGATGAAATCGGCTCCATGAGTTTAAATACAGCAAATACAGCTGAT